ACACAATCCCCTCTGGTGCAACGACCCACCAAAAGTCGCAGTACTTGGCAACGGCCTCCGCTTTGGCAGGCTGGGCTAGTTCGTTTTTCCAATCGCTCTTACTGACCTTTATTTCAAAACCATGGATTGCCAGGCCACGGCTCGGCCACAAGTTCATGGCGACGGCGTCCGCATACCTGCGAGCATTCGCCCCGGTCCCATTGGCCACTTCAAAGGCGAGCGCCCATTCCCCTTTTGGGTACCGTTTGTGCAACAATGCCCGGAAATCGGAGGAGGTCATTCGTTTGGACATTCCGCCCCCTTTTGTAGAGGCGCCTGCCGCCCGGGACACCAATCGGGGACTGCCTCCAAATCCTGACCACGTAGCCGGCGCTCGGCTAGCAGGCAATAATTGTAGCTTTGGCAGGGGCACGCAAAGCAGGTTGCAATGTCATCCGTCCACTTTATTGTGACCCTCATTCTTCCACGACCTCCAGAATGTACTGGTGCCCATTCTCGCAGCCCACCTGTGCAACCCCGTATGCCACCCAGGCCCCAAAGCACTGCTCCTTGACCTCCATCTCATCGTAAACCCTGGCCTTCAGGTTGCCCTGCTTGTCCGTCTCCTGCATGCGTCCGACAACCCGCAACCCGGTATGGTCGTTATGGCCAGAAACTTTGTACTGATAGAGCTCCTCGGCATTGGCCAAACTGACCAGAGTGCCGACTACCAGCATCACGGCCACGATAAACAAAACAAAGTAACACTTGCATCTGGATTGCGCTGCCATTTGGTCCAGGCGGGCAGCGCAGTCATGGCACATGCCGTCGTCCATCTCATCGTAATGGGTTATGAATTTGTTGCAGACCTCACACCGGATACTATGCCTCCCCATAAAACGCCCCTCCTTTGTTAAAAGCCAACATCATGTCCATAGCAGGTGCCAGAGCAGTATACGTGCTGCTCCACGAAATAGGCGTCCTTGTCATGGACTTCCTTGCCACAATATTCGCAGACCCACCAATCATCAAACTCCTGGTATATGCCATGCCCCTTGGATGGGAACTGGTCCTTGGTCGGGTCATAGATCGTGCCGTCCTGGCGTTTGCACCACCAATGTGGGTTGTCCGTATTCCACATAGGGCAGAAGTACCAGCCGCGGACCATGGTCAAGGAAGGGTCTTCCTGCACGGCCTTTTCGCAATACTCCTTGCACTTGCCCCGGTACTTCATGTAGTCTGTTTGGTCTGGCATTGCGCCTCCCGCTGCAACTCATAATGGTAATTGTTCACATATGATGCCAGATCCGCCAAAGCCATCGCCAGCTGATGTGGGCCACAGGGGAACTTGACAATCTGGTAGTGATGCTCCCCATTACTCCAGACCACTTCAAAGCAATGCTCCCCGGTACAGGCGTCAAAAAACAATGACTTAATATGTTCCAACTTTATCATTTACGCCGCCTGCTGTCAAAAAACATAATACCAAGACCAACCAGAATGATGAAGCCAAGACAAGGCACAACGATTTCCCAAAACAACGGGGATGAGGTAAACTCGTATATGTCCTTTTCTGCAGCCGTTCTATAGAAAATAATCTCTTTATCCACAAAGCCCCCTATTCGTCGTAATGGTCCATAATTGCATGTTCAAGGCGACGCTGCCCAACAGCAAACAGAAGGTGGGCCGTGCCCGCATCCCCGCTGCCAGTATGGAAGACGTCCAGGGCGGTCCCTTGCAAGACCAATGCGCAATCCTGCACTTCCCCATAGGCACCATCTTCAATCTGCTGGGCGATAACACGCAGGGTGGCGACGATGTCCCGGTAATTGCTTTGGTACAGGTCGGTAACCTTGAGCTCCTTGTCCTGGGTCATATATTGACACCTTCCATGGCATCCCGCATAAGCCGGTACGCGTTGATATCCCCTTTGAGCATTGCCACGCAGGCTTGGTGAAGGGCATTCCGCTGGGCCTCCATGACAGCCTTGGTCTGGGTCAACTGCTCCACCTTAACGCACAAAGATTCGTAGTTCAGGCTGGTCCGCGTATCGATTGTGGGGTACTCCATATTCTTTGGGTACACACCATCCCGCACATCTTCCAGCTTATTCGCCTGGCACCAGTTCTTCAATAAATCGACCGCCTCGGAAGCGTCGTAATTGGCTCCCAGCAGAACCGGCTTTTCAAGGCAGGTCAGCCATGCCGCGAAACCAAACAAGGCTTCACTTGGCAGCATTACCGGGTTGGCTGGCAGCGGTCCTTTGTTGGACACAAACTCTTCGCAATACCAAGGCCCAGAATCTGGTTCTGCTTCCAATGGGACGTCAGCGAATATACAACGGATCGGACTGTCATGCCCATTGCCGATCAAGTTAGAACCACATGTCGGACAATGAAGACTATCCGGGCGGGGTGGGGATGCTTTGGCCATGACTGCTCCTCAATAAGACTGCAGACGGATCTGCCTTTCTTCTGCCAGCAGGATTGCTGTTTTCCATGACAAGTGTTCGACCTCCTGGGCCTCCGCAAAGAACTCCAGGTCTGGTCTGAACTTGCCCATGACCCCCACAAAGTGTTCGTAATTGCGGTAAATCCTTTTGTCAATGGGCGGACCATGCTTTGAGGTGAAAGCGGGCGTGCAGATGTAGACCTGGTATTCCTTGTCCGTCTCCACCCAAACTTGAAGCATAAGTGCGTCGGTGCGTGTGATGCTGATTATCTTTGTCATAAAAAGGGACCTCCTGTCCCTATTATACAGCCAAGGTCCCGTTCGGTTAGACGTCTTCTTTCTGCGCAGCCGCCTTCCGTATGTTTTTTATACGAATGGTCGTGACGTCCAGCAAATCGACGATGCGCTTGAAATGACCATGGAGGCCCATGTCATCCGTTTCCCAATCGTATTCCCCCAGCGTGGACAATTGCTGTTTGATGATACCAAGACGACACAATGCCGTGGATAGGGCAGACTCTGCCAGCTGGGCCTGGTCACCTAGGTCCTGGGGGTACTGGTCTACCTTCAACATGCAGATTTCCGTTCGGAGCTTTTCATTCAAGAGGCGGCTTTCGACCAACGCCTTTTCCAAAACTTCGCATTGTTCCTGGGCTTCCCTGGCCCGCTTCTCTGCCTTGGCCACCGCCAGCGCGGCAAGACCGTCGTCCGGATCACGAAAGCGCACCTTACCACCACAAGAGAATCCGGCATGGTCGGGGAAGTCGCCCGCACTGGCTCGGCTCGGCTCGGCCTTTTCCGCGTCTTCCTTTTTCATCTGCTTGAGCTGTTCGTACAGGTCATCAAAAACATCGGTAGCCTGCCTGGGTGGGCTGAATGGGGGTGCGTAGGCAACCCGCAAGTTGTCCACCTTACCGAACCTGCGCAAGCATTCGGACAAATTGTTGAGAGCCGCCATGGCAGGACCCGCATCTACATCCAGCTTTAAACGCAATCGGTTGGTAATCTGCTCGGCCTTTGTCTTGCGATACCAATCGCGAAGCTCCTCCGCCTCAACGTTGACCCCCATTCGAGTAAAGGTCTCAACGTACCGCCCGGGTAAGCCCGCATCCCGCAGCAGTCCCTCGACCATAAGACGGCGCTCGGACTCATCCTCGTAGGTCAGAGCCCCAGGAATGCCAGCACGTATGGTGGCCTGGGCGTATGCCTCCTTGGCCTCGTCATCTTCTGCCAACTTTGAGGGGTCCCATTCTTCGGCTAGCAGCTTCGCCATTGACACGTTGCGTCTGGCCAAGTCCCTCGCCTGCTTTTTGTACGCCTTTTCAAGCGCATCCTGCAGTACTGTTCTGTTTGCATTTGCCATTTGTTAAATCCTCCTGCCCCTCTATACACTGACAGGCTTACTTGCGTTTTGCTCGGGCCGCTTTCAAACGCTTGCCGGCCTCCTTGACCCTGGCCTTCAGCTGAAGAGCCGTCTCGCTATTGCGCTTGTAGATGATTTCCCGCCCTGTGGCCTTGGCAAGTCGTTTCAGGTGGGGCAGGAGGCCCTTCGTATACTCGTCCATTCGATCAGGCTCTGGAACAACAATGGCCAATACATCATCCATGGACAAATCCCCTATGAATTGGGCTTCCACATACGAATGATGCCCACTAAGGGCCTCCCCTTTACGTATCAAGGTGTCCACCCTGGCCGTTAACGCATGCATATTTTCTGGCAGGCCCCGCAAATGAGGGGGGATGCCAAGTTCATTCATGGCCTGCTTGTAAACAGCATGGAGTAAAGGCGCAGGGTACTCAGGGGTCCCTAACATGTGGGCTTCCTTCAATTCCGCTGCACCAAAATTCGAACTATTGCCGACCGTAAACGTGACTCGATCAAGCACCCGCTCCGTATCAAATACAAAGGCAGTATTTCCGTACTGGCTGGAAGGCACATACGGGGTCCGACCTTTACGCGTTGAGTGGATATAGCCGTAATACGGGCGCTCTCTGCCAAGGTCAGGTGGGAAGTATTCACGGGTCTCCATACTTTTGTAAATATCGTTTTTGTGGAACACCCCGCCATAGATGTTCTTTTCCCAGCCATCCCGAGGACCGTTCTTGTATGGAGCCAATGAGCCGCCGGAGGTTGCTTTGCGTCCCAACTCAAATTGGTTTTTGAAACGCCCTTCAGGGGTCATCAGGTTTTCATACATGGCCTGGGAGCCGCCGGTATTGGAAGCAAACTCAATGTCTCCAGAACGCAACCTCTTGGCAATTTCGTCGATCTGGGATCTGACCACCTGCGGATCAACAACAAAGGTATCCGAAATCTCCTTGACCAATTTGGCTTGCGCAGCAGAAGCCCTTTTCTCGACAGTCATAAGAGCTTTCTTCTGGGTCTCGGACAAAACAGGAATCGGGCGGGCCTCCATGGTCCGCAGCAGCAACTCCTCCACCTTGAACAAGTCCACCTTGCCAGTCCCAAATACAGAAGGCCGCCCAGCGGAAACCTCGATCTGGTCGTACAGGGCCATGATCTTTTTTACGTATTCCCTGCCATCGTCCAGTAGCTCCAATTCCTGCACCCCGTCAACCATGCGCCCGAGACGAACCTTGGAACCTGGCAACAAAGCCATCCTGGGCAGCTCATCGTCGATAATGGGGATTACATGGGACCCCTTCTTGACCACAATACGATACAGGTCTGCCCCTCTCATGGAGCCGTTCCCATAGGCCACGTGTTGGAGGGCGTCCATGTCGTCGCCCAAGGTCATAACCCGGGCGCCTAGGATGTCGAACTCGTCTCCCGTATACATGGCCCGGATACGCGCTGACTTCATCTGGAAGAGGCCGGCGGTGTCCTTGGGCAAGGCGTAGTCCGTATCGGTGGCAACCTTGGCCAGACGCGTCAACTGCTTTTCCGGGATGATGTGGTCGATTCCCTTGCCTGTCTTGGCAGTCCTTTCGAAAAGGGAAACGATCTCGTCGTGCCTCGTGAGCTTACCCCATTCAACAGACTCCATGGTGGGCAATTTGGTAGGGTCTTCCTTGGGCAGCTTGTTCCACTTGGAAGGGTCCGCCGCTTTCTTGGCAGCCTCCTCGGCTCGACGCAATGCCTCCGCCCTCTCCAGTTCGTAAATCTCCTCCGCAAGGGCCTTGGCCGCGGCTTCCTTGGCTTCCTTCGCCGCCTTGGCCGCGGCCTTCTTTGCAGCGGCCTTTTCTGCTGCCTTCTTTGCAGCTGCTTCCTTGGCTGCCGTATCCCGGGCGATCTTTGCAGCCAGAGCCCGCTCGGCCTCTTTCTTGGCAGTCTCCGCCGTCTTCTTCAGGTCGTCCATAAAGGCGCCCAGCTCATGCACATACAGCCGCCCATCGTCAACAAGCCGGGCCTGGCGAATCCCATCCTCCGCAATGTCCAGGATCTCAAAGCGGGCTCCCGGCAGTAGGGCGACCTCATCCAGGCCCATGACCCTGGCAGGCACAGCAAGGGACCCTGGACGCATCTCAACCTTGAAAATGGTCTTGCCGTATCGACGCGCCCTTTCCAGGTCCTCGGCCGTATCCGCCCATGTGCAGGAGCGCATACCAATAGCCGACCAAGACTCTCCGGGTTTGAGGGCCGCCAGCTTGTCAGAGTCCATACCAATGTAAACGGTCCTGGGCTTGTCCAGAAACAACTTGGGGTCCTCTGCCAACGAGGTCAGTTTGCGCATGGCCGGTTCCGGGATGGGTGGCAGGTGGTCTCCTTTCTCGGCCAAGCGTTTGAGGAAAGCCCGGTACTCGGGGTCCGGCAGATCCCGCATGCCCATGGCGATGGGCAGATCCCCTGTATCAACCTTGTCCAGCACTTCCCATTTGGACACGATGGCGGCTTTCTTGGCAGCAAGCTCTTCCGCACGCTTCTTGAGGTCGTAGATTTCGAACGGCATTTTATCCCGGCCTGCCAGTAGGGCGGCGTTAACGCGATGGTTGCCGTCCTTCAATAGGTAGCTGCCGTCCGGCAGTTTGAACGCCACAGGGAGCCCGTCCTTTGCGTATAGGGCATCGTCAAAGGACCCCGCCATCTTCAGGACGCGCTTGGTCTCCACAGTGCTTTGCAGCGTATGGAGTTTTGCCAATGGGATATTGCCAACAATGGAATCGCCTTTACCGTCCAGCTCCATTGCAATCTCAACCAACTGTAATTCCCTGGCCCGGTCTATGTCCCAAGCGTCGGGCAAGTCCTTGGGACTCGTCTTGCCACCAGGAGCCCACTTCTGTGGAAGCAAGTTCCTGGAATGAGGTCTGTCATGGACTTCAAATAGGGTCTCCCCCGATGACGACCTTGCCCGTCTTGGTTGCTTCCGCCAATTCCGTAACGGCGGGCGTAATGGCAGGGGGCTTGGTAGAGAGCCCGGCCTTTGCCTTCAGGTCATCCAATAACGTAAGAGCCCCCGTCCTCTTGTCGACGAGGTCATCAAGGCCAATGGCACCGGACTTGAAGAGGTCGTACCGGCCCCTGCCAAGCATCGCCAGCTGGGCTTCCTCTGGTATTGCCGAGAAGCCGGCTTTCAATCCACCCGGCATGGCCACAATATTACGCCCCGCTGCCTTGGTCCCCGTATTGACTGGCGGGATGATCCATTTGCCGTTCACCAGCTTGCCCCGCATGACGACAGGCTCGACCACCTTGGCTGCGGCTTTCCTGGAAAGGCCCAGCTCTTTGAGGCTCTTTGTCTTGGGCCGGAACAAACAACGGCACCTTGGATGACGAGGCATTGGTGGATGGATCGCCCCAAACTTGTAGAAGGTCCCACTCAAGGGCAGGCACAGCAAGCATACACGGTCGTCGTTGGCGCTGGTCCAGATCTTGCCGTTCAGGATATCCTTGTTTGCTTTGTAGACCTCATCAAACGCCTTGGCATTGGCCGTCTGGAAGTAGGTCCGAGTAATGGTCGTGAGCTGATGAGGCAGCAAGACCCCAAAGGACTTGTTCAGGTTGCGGACAATATTATCATACGAGGCCCCGGTCAGAGCCCCCAAACGCAGCTCATCCAGAATGCCTTTCTGGAGGTTGTTTAGACCAATGCGGTCCATCATGCCGGCGACGACCTTTGGTATTGGAATGCCGGCGGGAGGGGTCGCAAGCAGGAGCTGTGAGAATTGACTGGGTGACAATGCCACAGTGTTGGCCTGGGAGACGACCCCCTCCAAAGACAGGGAGCGCATATGCTCTTCGGTGGCCAGGGAGCCAACCCGACTGGAGCTGCTGACAATGCCCGTTCCAAGGGACTCCTGAAGGCCCATGGAAATACGGTCCATCTCTGCTTGGATATCGCGTATTTTGGCCTGCGTAAAGGACCCTGCCTTGGAAGAGGGCCGGGAGGAGGACCGGACCGCATCCAATCGCGTAGCAAGGCGCTGCTTGGCTTCCTCCACGACCTTCAATAGATCGGATCTGGCGGCCTCCTCGTAATCAGCCAACCGGTACGACCAAGCAGTGGCCCTGGCCGTCCGGTAGATGTCAATGCTTTCTTCGATGGTGGGGGCCATGGCTTATCCTTGGTTCTGGAACATTGCGTCAAAAGCCCCAAGGGTGGAGCCGGCACCAGCCGAGCCACTCTGCTCTTCTTTGGACAGCTCGGCCAGCACCTCTTCCCATTCCAAGTCTTTGGACAGGTACCCACGCTCCTTGGCCTTCTCAAACAAATAACGCTTGGGCAAGGACTTGGCATCCACAAGGGTTTTCAGCAAGCCTTCGCCATGCTCGTTCATGCCGCCTTCCTGCAACAACAGGGCTTCCTCTTCCTTGGCGTCAAACCCAGGACCCAGGACACCCCGGCGATACAGCTCCTTCCACAATGTGGACCTGGACAGCTGGGAAGACTTACGCAGCTCCAGAAGGGGGTTGAGCTCTTCGACGGACGCGGTCAGACCGTGCGACGTATTGATTGAGGCATCGGGGGCGGTGACCAATCCGGGCGCCTTCCACATGGCGGTAATGACCAAAGCCTGTTCGATGGCGTCTGCAAGAGCCCTGGCCCATGCCTGAAGGGCGCTGGAGGCCGTGGCGGTGTCCAGGGTGGCGCGGGTTGCTGATTCCGTCCCGGTCGTCTGACGAAGCAACGGCTCGTAGGAGAGCATGGCGATCTGCTTCTCCAGGTCCTTCAGGGAGTCGGCACCGGCGGTAATGGCCGCCCCATTATGTTCAACGTATTTGAGGTCCGCCTTTTCTTCGGCCGAGTGGATCATGCCGCTGACACCAGAAGCCAGCTTCTCCCCTGCACTTTCCCCAATGAACAACTGCCGTCCAAACAGCAACGGGAATCGGCTGTAGTCCAGAATATGGTTCTGGGCGCTAGTGCTTTGGTAGTGCCTCAAACACAAGGTTGCCATGTCGTGCAGGGGAGGGGCTGCGTCAAAGGGCCGATTGCGTTTGGTATAGACTGCCACGATGGGGATGATGGGCAGGGTCATCTTGTATTCGTTCTTGCGCATGACCTCCCCGGCGTCGGTGACCTCGTACTCAATACAAGACCCGACCTCGTAGATGCGCAAGATGCGCCGCCGCTCATAGACGAAGGCTTCCGTCTCAACCTGCTTGGTCTGCAAGGTGCGCAGCTTGGTCAGGACATTGATCCCGCCAATACGCTTGAACACCCAGCCGATGACCTCGTAGGCTTTCAGATGGACCCAATAGGGGCGACGCAGCAAGGCCTGCTTGTTCTCTTCCTCCCGGGTCTGGGCGATGGGCAGCGAGGGCATGTCGATCATTATGTAGGACAACCCCTCCGCAATAGCGTCGGAGAAAAGCTCTTCGCAGAACACATGCAAGTTATTACCTTCAAGGTCGACGTCATCCTGCCAGTCCGCCCAGGCATCATCCGGCTCAATAATGCCAGCGGGGCGGGAGAAGACACGTCCAACAAGGGAGTCAATGGCTCGGCCAAACTGGTTGTAGAAGGTGGCGGTCTTCAGGCGCTTGTCATACGCCTCGTTGGATTCAAGCTCTTTCTGTGGGAGGTATTCCGTGCCCATTGCCCGCAAGGACGTAATGCCTTCCATACAATGGCGACACAAGGCCCGCTCCTGCTCTGCCTTCTTCCAAGCAGGACAAGGGACCAATGCGTTCTGCACCATAAGGCGTTCCTCGGCCGGCATGGAGATCCCGGCGGCCTGCGTTACTTGAGCCCCCGTCACGTTCACTGGAATTACATTTGCCATGGTCTTCTCCTAGGTTAGATTGAACGGGGTCACCGTCCCAGCTATATGTTTGCGTAATCTGTTGTATGCGCCGGAGCTGGCGTCCACCTGATCCTTGTACTTGCTGAATGGGAAGAGCCGGAGCTCATCGACGTAGTTTCGATTCCAGGCCCCTCGGACAATATCGACATTCCCGGCGTTGACTTGGACGCTGAAGGGGTCGGCTCTGGTGACCTTGTCTCCTGTGGGGGAGTCTGGGTGCACGGTATGCCCGTCCAGACCCAGGACCGAACTTCGGATCGAGTCCTTGCCTGCCGAGCCCGGCTCCTGCTCCATCCAGATGGTGACTCCTGGCCCGTCTGCATTGGCCGTAGCCTGGATCATTCGCTCCCTGCGGTCTGAAGCCCATTGCCCTCGGATGACGTCCAGTATGCAGTACCGGCCTGTCGTGTACCTGCCCATCTTGACGCCCACAGTATAGCAACCATCGTCCTGGGTGGCAGCCTTGTCCCAGTATCGCAGGATTCTGGTAAAGGGTCCGGTCGGGGCGTCCACATAGACAAGCTGGTCTGGCTGGAACATGCCACCTGAAGGGGGTGTCGGGTTCTGGCCGACCTGCCCTGCGTAACCGTATTGCCCAAGATCCTCCTCCATCTCGGTCAGAACCTTCCTTGGCATTCTTACGGGGTCGAGTAGGCCGTCGTCATCATAGAAGCGGACGAGCTCTGGAGGCTGGACCTGTTCCGCATAGGTCTTGGCGTCTCCTGGCAGGCAAATGTGTTTGACATTCTGCTTCTTCTTTGCAAGCCAATGCCCGGTCGGGTCGTTCTCTGCCAGGCGCTGCATGATGAGGACCGTGGCCGTTATCTGTTTATCAACCTTTCTGGTGGATAGGGTCTGGTCCATCCAGCTGGTGGCGGCCTTGAGCTCCGCGTCGCTAGCTGCCCGCTTCGGGTCCAGGGGGTCGTCGATAATGTTTATGTGTCCGTGGAAGCCTGTAAGGGAGCCGCCGACCGACGTTGAGAATCTATTGCCACCATATTTCTGTTCAATGGTATTCCCGTACTGGTCGTACTCCGGGTAAGTGATGCGGAAGTTGCTTTTGGTGTCCTTGTCAATCTTCAAGGACAGGCCGGGGAAGTGGGCCTTGAATTTGGCCGAGCGGATGATGTCACGGGATTTCTCTGCGAGCTCCAAGGACAGGGCTCCGGAATAGCTGCCGGCGATGAAACGCATCCATGGCCAGTTCGTCCAGCACCAGGCCGGGAACATGACCGAGCAGGTAATGGACTTGGTCGTTCCTGGGGGAATATTGATTATCAAGTCGTGCTTTCTTGGTTGCATGTTCCCGACACCATGCGCCACGGACATAAGCTGCGAGCAAAGGTATGGGATATGCCAATTCCATCGCGGGGTGTCTGGGCTTACCTCGTCCCAGAAGACTTGCATAAACCGAAACAAGGACCGACGGCAGCGTTCGGCTTCTATCTGGATGGGCTGCGCAAGAGCCCGCTTGACAAGGTACGGGCGCTCGAGTCCCTTGGGGGTGCAACTTCTGACGGCTTGCATCAGTACCTCTCGACCTTTGTCATTATATTAGACGCTGCCAAGGCAAGACACTGGGCTCGACACGCAACTGGGCACGGCGGGGTCCCTCTGGTATCTGGCATTGCAGGCGGACATGTTGGCTCACATGTGCTTTGACATGTTGCCTTACATGTTTGCAGACAGGCCGCCCTACATGTTTGCAGACCTGTGATCGGACATGTAATGAGACATGTTGCCGGACATGTCGGAGTACAGCTGGCGAGGTTATTGTCCATAGAATTCGGCCTCTATCTGTTGCAAGTCTATGACGTCGCAATCATCCGCCCCTGCCATCTTGCCCAGGACCCGGAGCTCCTCATCACTAAACGCGTCCAGGTTGACCTTGGGGGCCTGGCCATTGCCTGCCGGGAGTCCTTGCTGCCCGTTCTGGCCATGGACGACGTTGTATTGATTGTAATTGACAGACAAGCCATTGCTGGGTCCATCGGGTTGGAGCAGGCCCAAGTGTTTCATCAGACTGGTACAGGCCGCCAGCTTGTCGTGCAGCTTCACTTTTATTTCAGTTCCGATGACCCCTCGCCCGCCCCCGGGAACCTCCCCATATATCGGCTTTTGGATGAACTCCTTTATGCAGACTCTGGTGGCTTCCGGTATATCGGGTAACTGCCGGACTCCTCCATCCTGGTCTACTAGGTGAATTGGGTCCATAAATGCCATCCTAGCCAATTCCCTTATGGTCCTATCTGCGGTCACCTTGGTTCTAGCCATTCGGGCTTCCATTGCTTCTTTCAGGTAGGACTGGACTGAGGGTCTGTTGAATATGGCTATTGCTTGGGATTGTCTGTCTTCCTGGGGGAGTCGGTCTGATACAAGTCTTGCTCGTATGGCGGCTCCTTCCATATCCAGGTCGGTCAGGTATTCATGGACAAACAGTACTTCCCTTGGGTCGTTTTGTAGGGGCTGTACTGGGACCTTGGGTTTGTCTTTCGACTGGGGGAATTTTGTTCGTGTGATTCTCATAATGGTGGTCATTCTATTCCCTTACTTGGGGCGGACAAGGCTTATATTGAGTAGATTTGTTTCTGTATTTCGTATCTCCCTGGATTCTGACCTATTTTTCGTTGTTAAAAGAAAGGGTAAATCTAGGGGGTTTCGTATGGGTCTTGGTCCTGCGTAAATTATTTTGTAGATTATGTTAAAAAACGCGTGCAAACGTCTGAACACGGGCTTATGTTTTTTTCGAGGGCAAAGGAGCCCAGCAAGACAAACCACCCAGGAGGGTAAGAAAATGGCAAGACGCAGAATCGAATACACAGGGATGGAGCAGTGTGAATGTTGCGGGCAGATGGCGCATCAGAACGACATGGCCTCCGCTGAAGACGGAACGATGTACTGCCCCTCCTGCACCGCCGACTTTACAGTCACCTGCGCTTGCTGCGGCACCAGCCTGCCCCTCTGGGATACGACCGGGAGCACAGACGACGAAACACATTACTGCGAAAACTGCGCAGTCTCCATCTAAACAACACTCGGGGGCTCCGGCCCCTTAACGGAGGACGACATGGGAATGGGACCGAAAGCAGCAATCACGGAAGAAGTCTATAGGAACGGGATTCACCACATGGTCCGCTCTAAGTGGGACTGGCAGGGCAACCTCCTTGGCTGGAATCTTTATATGCACGGTTGTCTGGTCGATTTCCTCGGCGATACGGAAGCGCGTCTTTCCGGGGTCTCCGCCGCCATGGATTACCTGCTGGACCATGCCGAAGCCCTGGACCCTTTTGACGACGACTTCTACATGACCAATTTCGGCAAGACCAAGGCCCAGGCAGATGAAGGCCGCGTCATTACCTTCCCAGACACCATCCGCTAAAAAGGAGCAAGACCATGGCAACATACGAACACATCACCCAGAAGGCCCGCAAGGTAAACCCGTACTGGTCCAACAAGTCCACGCTGCTTTTCCACTACTTCAATCCGAATGGTCTGGTGGCCCAGAAGAACGCCACGGACGCGCAGGTACGGGCCTTGGTAGACGCCGGCACGGTCGCAAATGGTGCCCTCATTGCTTATGGCAGTCTCAACTATTACAGCCGGGATCGTCTCACGGGCCTGGCCATGCAAAAGCGGGTCGGTCGGATTGACTGCATCGTGGCGATTTCGTCATTGCAGGACGACATCAAGGCCGCCCAGGACTTCATCAACGAGCACACTGTCAAATAGGAGGCGTTATGGAAATCCGTACAGGCGATATCGTTTTGATGCTTCAGAAAAGCAAAAACACAACAGAATGGCGCTCGGGCGTGGTCACCCATGTTCACCCGGATGGGTCTTTCTCCCACATGGGACATTTCGTTGCCGGTTACCTTGAAACTGGACAAGGGCGGTGCAACCCAGCCGTGATCGGCAAACACCCATACGGCTTTTGCTGTGCCCTTCAGGTCATTGGGCACCTGCCGAATCAGTATTTCCGCTGACCTATTTCATCCCAAACACTGTCTGTCAACAGCTCACGCAGGAGGACCCATGTACGGCTACGACTATGACGACGACCACCTTGCAACCATCCCGGAGGCGATCCAGGAATGGGCGCGCAACTATGGTGCCGAGCACCCAGACGAGGCTTGGCTCCTGTCCGACTGGGACACCTGGGTCAGCAACCCCCATTATTGCGGGGAGCCTGTCCCGCACCCGGATAGCCGCCAGGATGACTATGAGGAGGACGAAATCGACAGCACCCCACCATTATTTTATGAATTATGTTAAAAAATGCGTGCAAGTGTTTAAACGGAGATGTATGTTTTTTTCAAGGGCAAGGGAGCCCGGGAAGAACAAGCCCCGGAAGGGAGGGCGGGAGACCTGAGAAGGACGCTGAAAAACGCGGACCGGAGGATGCCAAGGAAGACAATCGTGATTTACAAGAAGCCCTCCGGGGCTTCGAATCAAACCACGAACCAAAGGAGATTGACATGCGGACCATCGAACAGAACACGCAAATCGTATGGCAGAATGCTTTCGACTGGGCACTGGCTGCCACGGCCAACTACGACGACGCCACGGAGCATGCGGACAGGGAAGCCAAGTCCTACGCAAACCGCAACCGTCCATTTAATCCGAACCACGCCGTCCGCGGAAACAAGGCCGGTCGCAGACAATACGCACTTCGCAACGCATAAGGAGGCATAGTCATGGCACTCGCATCCGTTTACAAAAGCAATTTGAATCCCTCGCAGCCTTGGGCCGTACAAATCAAGGCAGACAGCACACAAGCAATTAAGGGTGGGCATTTCGGTTTCTGGTCCACCAAAAAGAAGGCGCAGGCATGGGCCGATGAATTCAACAGACTGCACCCCATCGATTTCAAGGTCGGGGACGAGGTCAAGTTCTATGACGGCGACGACCTGAATGTGACCTACGGGACCATCACCGCGGTCAAGGCCAACACATGCAGCGTGCAGGTCAACGGCTACGAACAAGTCCTGACCTACCAAGTCAAGAAAAACCAGCTCAACTACAACTAAACGACAGGGGGCTGCGGCCCCCTTAAAAGGAGCTCATCATGGCCAAGAAGACAAAGTACACGGCAACTTTTTCAGACGGCACGGTACTGACCCGTAGCACCGAACGGGCCTACTCACACGCATGGGCGCGGTTTTGTGATGGCAATCTGGTCGAGTCTGGATTCTCCGCAAGGCAGGAGCTGGCCGAAAAGGCCGCACAAAACTCCCTGCCCACCGACCACGAGGCCACATTCAAGAAAAAGAGACGCGGTCGCAGCCCATTTACCGCAGCCTACGAAGTAAAGTCCACAATGAAGTGGCTCAAGGAATACCACGAAGGGTCCTGGGCAAAGTATCAGGAAAACAGGCACGCCCTCCTGGCTCGCATGCGCATTGAAGTCGTGCCCTGCACCCCTGCACAGTAATCCATTAACGACGTCCAAACAAAGACGCCAAACCAAGGGGGTGGGAAATGGAACGCAAATGGTTCTACAAGGGTAACAAGAATCTAGTCGGAAACGCCATTATCTTGGCAATGGCCACAGGGTCCAACCAAGGGACCTTCGTAGAATATGCCATGGAGAACGGTGAAGTGGTGACCAAGGCAGAATGCACCGTCTGTCGGGCGGGCTTTCATGACACCACCTACACAGAATACGTAACAGTGGAGTTCTGAAATGGAAAACCAGGAATGCATCGTAGAAAATGAAACAAGGGGGAGGCGGGGCCTCTCCCATTATGGCGCAATGTACGGGCTTTCCCACCGGGATCTAGACAAGCCAATCCACCTGTACGGCAGCGTCCTTGTTTTTAAGGGCATGATCTCCGAAACCATGGCATTGCTATGGAAGATTACCCATTGCCGCTTCTTTGTAGCAGAAATATCCGTCATCGCACCGCTTTTAAAAAAGGAGACAATTCATGAAGTTCCCAGTAAATGCTTTCCTTCCATGTACAAAGTCGCAAAGCTGCACTCCGGCGGGTTCTTTCGCATCCTGGGCCAGGATACAGCCTCGAAGGATGATGTACGGCAACTTCTGGTCCGCACTCCGCGTGGCGATATTTGGTACCCGATTGAACAAGCATCTCCCACCCTATAGCCGGTGGGATTACGTCTGGGAGGCATTAGGCAGTATTGCCCTCCTGGTCCTCATCGGTGCCTTTGTACTTGTCGGACAATTTCTTTAACATTGAAGGAGAATCCCATGACCGCGAAAGAAGCCCTGCACGAAGTGAACCGTCTGGACGCCGACCTTGTCTTCCTGGCAGAATGTTGGAAGGAGGAGCCGGACAAGGCGGCGTTCAAGGAGTATGAAGCCAAGATCCGTAAACTGTTCCCGAGGGTCCTGGTCGAAAAGGTCACCCAGCGCCCGTTCGGTTTTATCCTGCGGGCGGAGGACCAGCGCCTTCAGGTCAAGTACCTCATGCACAATCCAAAGGTGGCCAGGGTGGACACCTTCACGGAAATCGGACGCGCCGCCAGGAAGAAGGCCACAAAATAGCCTAACACAACCACCCCGGTCAGTGTAATACAAGCAAAGGGCAATGACGCCCGACAAACCGGCATAATACCGAAAGGAGCTGCCACCATGCAAGCCAAAGTGCTTAAACTACGCCCCATCTTTGCCCGCGAAAATAACCTGCCCACATTATTTGTCGGAATAGTCTTACGGGAAACGGCCAAGGCCGCGTACGTGTATGGACATGCCTCCGAAGAAACCACAAAAACCGGATCTTGCATGGTCTGCGGACGCAAGCTCACCCATCCCGTATCTGTTCAGCTAGGCATCGGCCCGGAATGCGGTGGCCATTGGCACGACTGGGGCTTGGTCGGTGGGTACTCCCTGGACAACATCGAAGCCTTGAAAGGGGCCGTGCGCGGCATCAAGGTTGACTGCTGGGTGCCCAAGGCCCATCTGGCGCAGCTGTCCGATTCTGTGGAAGACATTCCTTGGCCGAGCGACCATCCCATTCTACAGCCCAGACCTGAGAAAGCAGTCACCCCGCGCATGGTCTCCTTTTACGGGGACCTGCACAAATTCCTCAAAATCACGTTCCCATTTTCCCCAGAAGACTTGGCCAATGTCAAGACCCTGTCCGACCGCAAATACATGAACGACGGTGGTCAGCACTATTGGATCTGTCCGAATTATGCGAACAACATCGAATTGCTCAAGGAATGGGGCTTCTCCTTCGCCGATGGGGTCCTGCCAGTAAATGCCCCGGCAACCGCGCTGCCGACCAAGACGCAGGCAAATACGCAGCAAAAACCAAAGGCTCCGCAGGCACCCAGCCTTCGCCAGAAGCATGAGCTGCGCCCGTTCCAAAAAGAAGGGGTCAGGCGCCTGCATGAAATGGAAGGCAAGGGGCTGCTGGCGGATGAAATGGGTCTGGGCAAGACATGCCAGGCTTTGACGTGGTTATGGGAGACCCCGGAAGCCCTGCCCGCGGTCGTGGTCTGTCCCGCCTCCTTGAAATACAACTGGGAGCTGGAGTGCGCAATGTGGGCTCCTGGCATGACCGTGCAGGTCCTGTCCGGAAAGAACTTCCGCAGCCTGCGCAAGACCGACATCACCATTATCAACTACGACATTCTGCCCAACAAATACCAGAAGTACACGCAGCCCAGCGGCAAGAAAGCCTTCAAGGAAATTCTGGGGACCGGATGGGTCGATGTCCTGGCACAGACCCAGCCCAAGACCATCATCATGGATGAGGCCCATTTCATCAAAAACAACCAAGCCGGCAGGACCAAAGGGGTCCGCAAGCTAGCCAAGGTGACCAAGCACCGCATCGCAATCTCCGGCACGCCTATCACGTCCAGACCCATTGAGCTGTTCAATGCCCTGACTCTGGTCGCAAAGGACCGCTGCCCCAGCTTCATCGAATACACGATGAAATATTGCGGTGCCAAACATAATGGCTTTGGCTGGGATTACACAGGGGCAACCAATACGGAAGAGCTGCACAAAAGACTGCAGACCTGCATGATCCGCAGACTCAAAAAGGACGTCATGGAGGAGCTGCCGGAGAAGATCAAAAGTATCATCCCCATGCAGCTGTCGAACGCCGCAACCTACCACAAGGCGGAAAAGGACTTCGGGGCCTGGGTCCTGCAACACTTTGGTCAGAGAAAGGCAACCAAGGCGGCGGCAGCTGAAGCCTTGGTCAAAATGGCGTACCTGAAACAACTCTGCCTTGCTGGCAAAATAGAGCAGGCCATTGCATGGGCCGCTGACATTCTGGAAGGCCAGGAAAAGCTCATCCTGTTTGCTATCCACAAAAAGACAGTCGACGCCCTGTACGAAGGTCTGAAAAAATACAACCCGGTCAAGCTGGTCGGGGATATGTCCTTGAAGCAGAAGCATGAGAGCGTGCAGGCATTCCAGAACGACGACAACTGCCGCGTCTTTATTGGCAACATTCAAGCCGCCGGCGTCGGTCTGACTCTGACGGAAGCCCATCTGGTGGCCTTCGTGGAATTGCCCTGGACTCCTGGTGAACTAGACCAGGCCGAGGACAGAGCCCACCGCATCGGCCAGACCAAGGGCGTCCAGATTTTCTACCTGCTGGCCAAGGACTCCATCGAAATGCAGATCAGTGAAATGCTTGACGACAAGCGCAAGGTCCTTGACGCAATTCTGGATGGAACCGAGACCCAGGAAGAGAATTTGTTGCACAAACTATTTGAACATTTCAGCGAAGTAGCATAGGATCAAGGCATAGGAGAAAATACCACATGGAAAAGACACACCTCGGCCTCATCAAAAAAATTGCCTGGAATTACCATTCCTCCACCGGCCTTGATTTCGACGACCTTTTCTCGGCGGCTTCCCTGGCCTATGTCCGGGCAATCTCCACTTACGACGAAAGCAAGGGGGCTTCGCTGACCACCTGGATCTGGCGGGCCATGGAAAACCAGCTACGCAATGAGCTCAAGTCCGCAAGGAAACACCGCTCCGTATCTGCCACCATCGCAAGCATTGCAGAGGAGACCAGTATCGGCTGGCCACAGGGTGCCTTGGAGCTGAAGGCCGTCCTCGAATATGAACACGACGCCGACCAGATGGACCCGGAGACCCTTTATTCGTTCAAGGAACGTCTGGACCAGCTTAGTGATCGGGCCAGAGAATTGTGCACCATGATCTTTGAAAACCCGGGTGACTTCCTGGGGGAAACCCGCAAGGAGGCAAAGCATACATTGAAAGTGACGCTGCGTGAAAAAGGATGGAGCCACTCCCAGATTTGGGACTGTTTCCGGGAAGTCAAACAATTCGTCAGAGAGGGCTGAAAATGCAAAGGACAAAGAAGCCGATCAAGCCGATGAAACGAACCAAAAAGGCTGTTGGTGACCTGAAAAAGATCGACAAGCTGCCGCATGGTGGCTATGGCGGGCATATCCCAGATCCGCCCCAAGACTGCCAAGGGTTCATCCATGTCTATGAGGGGCGGCGTTTCGTTGACGTATCGACCTGCAAAAACAAATGCAAGCTAGGCATGTCCAAAGCCTGCCCAAGACTCAAGGAGTATTATCGTGCGTGGAAAGAATACTGGGTCGAGTACGCCAAGGTCCATAACAAGTACGCAGGCGGCGCTTTTGTGGTGGATACGGAAAGTCTGGATTAAGCAAACGACCGACAGGTGGCGCACATGGATATTGAAACGCTTTTAAGGGATCACGGGGTCCAGTTCATTACGGAAGGCAGCAAGCATTGTCGTCCTGGGTGGCTTAACATGCCCTGCCCATTCTGCGTGGGAAACCCAGGACACCACCTTGGCGTCTCAATAGACCGACCACACTTCAAATGCTGGCGCTGCGGCTGGAAGCCAATGGCACTCGCCCTGTCCAAATTGCTTGGGTGCAGGGAGCAGGAAGCCAAGGCCATTATCGCCAAATATGCTGGCACGGTCCCGGTCTATACGAAAAAGGCCAAGGAGGCCGTCGTCCGCATTGGCAAGAATATTCACAAGCTGCCAAGCGGGACAGGTCCTTGCTCGGCCGCACATATCCAGTACCTGCTCAAGCGGGGCTTTGCAGAGGAAGTCGTCCAGACATGGCAGCTGCAAGGGACAGGGCCTGTAGGGGAGCTCGACGGGATCTCCTACAAGCTGCGTCTGGTTGCCCCCATCTTTTGGGAAGGCAAACAGGTCTCATTCCAGGCCAGGGATATCACCAACAGGGCAGACCTCAAATACATAACATGCTCCATGGAACGCGAAGTCGTCCATCATAAGCATATTGTGTACTGCCACCCGGAAATTGACTGGGCTCTGCCAATCGTTGTCGTGGAAGGCATTACCGATGTTTGGCGGCTCGGGGTCCAGGCCGTGGCTACGTTCGGCATCGAATTCAAGAATAAACAGATCCGGGAAATATGCCGCAAGAAAAAGGCCGCCGGGGATAATCGGGTCGCCGTAATGTATGACGATGACCCGCAGGCGGTCATCCAAGGGGCGAAGATGCATGCGGAGCTGGCCTTCAGGGGCATGTCACCAAAGACGTTTTCGATACAAGGGGACCCTGGAGGCATGATCCAGGCAGAGGCCGATGCGTATATGGACCGTATCCTTGGCTCCTGGGACTAGGGCAGTTATTTTATGTGCCCGGGTGCCTTACTTTTTTGGATAATATAGAAACCTGACTTGCGACTTTTATGGTCGCAACGACGCCGCGCCGGCCAGCGCTGTTAAAAGCGGGGAGCCCCTTCTCCCCGCAAGTCGTTATTCACATACCACAAGGGGGTGCTGCTATGACTCAAAACTGCGTTACGCTTTCCTTTCCCACGACTCCAATTTCCAACGAACTTATCCTGGACAATGAATTGTCTGGGAATGCTTTCAAACTACTCTGCCTGTTAATACAAAAAAACGACCCCTGGACCGTCTCCAAAAAATATCTGCGCCAATACATGTCTATAGGGCAACACGCCACAAACAGTGCAATCCGGGATCTGGAATGGGCGGCGTACCTAAAACGCATTCCCTACCGCAACCCAGAAACCAATCTAATTTGTGGAACCTACTGGCTGTTCTCACAAATTCCAGGCACCATTGATTATGAATTGGCTTTTGCTACTATCAGGCGACGTGGCTTCATTCCTTACATGGAGGGCATATGATTCGCAAGATCCCAGTAGGCAAAGAAAAGCGGTTGCCGGACCTTATTAACGCCGCACCAAAGACCAATTTCACAATGGTCCCGAACGCAATCCTGCGCAACCCGGAAATGAGCGCCGTGGCCAAAAGCATTCTCATGCTGACCCTATCCAACAAGGAAGGCTGGACAAGTTATACAAACGTCATCGGGACAATGATGAAAGAGGGCAAATTTGCGCGGGAAAATGGCATCCGTGAATTGGAGCAGCTCGGCTTCCTGCGTCGTATTTACTACTGCGACCCGAAAACAAAACTCCTAACTGGGTCCTTTTGGTGTGTATCCAGTACAGCCGGGGACTTTGACGAAGAGGCGATTGAGCAGCGTCTGGAAAAGCAACATGTCCTGCGATGCAACAAGCCTGGACCAGATAGGCCACAAGCGGATGTCCGGGAGATGGGTCACAGCTCTCCCGGTCAGCGCACTATCGGTGACCAGCCCCTAAAAAGACCAATAGAAAAAAGACCAAAAGAGAATATTAAGAAAGGATTTTTCGACACTTTGGAAGATTTCCTATTTCTCTTCCCCATAGCCTGGCAAAAGGACCCAGAGTTCAATGCAGCGGCAGCAGAGTATTTTCACCATAGAGAATTGCAGCCAAAAGGGTTCAGCCAGCTGGCAGGCAAGCAGGCTTCAAACAAACTAAAAAGGTTTACCATGGAAGTCGCCACGGCCGCCTTGCTTGAGGCAGTCGAAAAGAAATGGACCGGGGTCTTCCCAGAAAGTATCCAGGGTGGTGCGCCGGCCAAAGAAACCCTGCCCAAAGCATCCAAGTGCTGCCGCCCGGAAGACATCATCGCCAAGGCATTTCCGAACCGATACTCCCAGGACCGGTTTTTGAAATACTGCTTCCACCCAGCAGTCAGGACCATGGCCGGCTCTGACCCGAAACAAAATATGCAGCTCGCGCGAAACCTCATCACCCTGTACCAGCATATTGCGGACCAGCAATCCAAAACCCGGGACAACGACCACCGCTGGGAGCCCATCAAAATCATCCAATACTATGTCGACTGGATCGATGAGCAGGACTGGATCACGTCCAAAGGGGCATACCTGTTTGCTCCTGGGGCCACGGTCTTTGATCGCCAATTCAGAACGGAAATGGCCGAGCTGCACACATACTGGCATGACATAATCACTGGGTTCACCATCTCGTAGGAGTTTACATGGCCACCGACTTTTCGATCGAGCGCCGGCTCGTGTTGGGACTTATTGTGTCCGACACCTTTATTTCCGAGGTACGTAAAATATGGGAGCCCCATGCAATCCAGTCCGCCATGGCAAAACGCTTGGCTGGCTGGTGCATCGCCTTCTATGACAAATACCAGAAAGCCCCCGGTCCAGACATTGAAGGCATTTTTATGCAGAAGCTCCAGGAGGGCCTGCCTGCTGACATTGCGGAGGAAATAGAAGAGGACATTTTACCGGAACTGAGTTCCCAGTTCGCCCGGGAAAAGCTCAATACGGCTTTCCTGCTGGACGAGGCCAAGGAGTTTTTCAGCAGGCGCCATTTGGAATTGCATGCGGCAGCTATTACCGCCCACCTGTCTACCGGGGATCTGGCCAATGCGGAAAAGGTCGCGACCGAGTTCAAGACCATCGCCCCTACGGCGTCCGAGTCCATAAGCCTGAATAGCCAGGAAGCCCAGGACCGGGTTGAAGCCGCCTTCGCAGAAGTGGGGTCTCCATTGATCCGGTACCCGGGTGCCTTGGGGGCCTTCCTGAATCCGTCTCTAATCCGTGGCGGCTTCATTGCCCTGCTTGCCCCGGAAAAACGCGGCAAAACCTTTATGCTCATGGATATCTCTACCCGAGGCTGTAGGCAGGGAGCCAACGTAGCCTTTTTTCAGGCCGGTGACATGACCGAGAAGCAGCAATTGCGCCGGATATGCGTCCACCTTGCCAGAAGGTCGGACAAGCCAAGGTACTGCGGTGACATTCTCTACCCCTGCCTGGATTGCGAGCGCAACCAGACGGATGCCTGCTCAAGGAAAGGCCGGGCCTGTGACTTTGGGGCCTTGTCTTCAGTGGAAATTTCAGACAAAGGGGTGGTCCGATCCATCGACAAAGAGCAGCTGGTTGACGCCCTGGAACGCTACCCGGAGTACGAGCCCTGCTATCTGGAAGGCTGCCCAGACCTGCGCCCGTCCATTTGGCTCAAAAAAACATATATCCCGGAACCATTATCCGTGCAGGACGCCAAAGCCGCCCTTGCTTCCTTTTTTACAACACGTGCCAAAGTCATCAAATCCAAACGCGGGGACCTGCGTTTGAGCACCCATGCAAATGGCACCTTGACCGTCCGTATGATAGAGGGCATTCTGGACGCTTGGTATAAGCAAGACGGCTTCCTTGCTGACGTGATTGTGGTTGACTACGCCGACCTGCTTGAAGCTGACGACCGCATGACAGAACACCGTCACAAAGAAAATGCCGTTTGGAAGGGACTGCGCAAATTGAGCCAGGAACGACATGCCTTGGTTGTCACCGCGACCCAGGCCGATGCCAAGAGCTACGCCCAAGACAGTCTGCGTCTGGGAAACTTCTCCGAGGACAAGCGTAAATACGCCCATGTCACCGCAATGTTTGGTCTGAACCAAGACGCCAAAGGCCGGGAAAAGAAGCTGGGCCTCATGCGGCTCAATGAATTGGTTGTCCGTGAAGACGAAGGCGACCAAGCAAGACAGGTCTATGTCCTGCAATGCCTTCAGCGCGGGCAACCTCATATCGGCAGCTTCTTTTTAAAACCTCACCGAAGTGCGCCTGACAGTGTATAATGATCGTATCCGACAGAGAATTTTGAATAAACTAAACAAGGAGGCATTTTATGGCTGTCACTGTGACCAAGAAATTCGACTTCTGCTATGGGCATTTCCTGCCCGGCTATTCTGGCGACTGCAAGAACCAGCATGGCCACAACAGCGAGGTAGAAATCGAATTCGGGCAAAATACATACCCCACGTATAATGGCATGATCGTCGACTTCAAGGATATCAAAAAACATGTTGGTCCTATTATCGATGAGCTGGACCACAAAAACCTCAATGACTTTATTGAAGTGCCCACCGCAGAAAATATCTGCCGGCACCTTACAAACCAGATCATTGCCCGGGTCCCTTTTGGCAGGGCATTGGTTCGGGTCCGCGTTTCTGAAACCCCGGATAGTTTTGCAGAGTGGAGGCGTGAATAATGGTGAAGCCCACAATCCTGCGTCCTGGCAATGGCATAGGCGGCATAGGCAAACCAGCCATGACCCCGGCAATGCATTTGGCACATAAAACCCGTATCCGGATGCACAGCATCTTCGAGTCCATTTCCGGTGAAGCCGGCACCTTCCCGCAAGGGTCCTGGGTGACCTTCGTCCGCCTGCAGGGCTGTAATTTGCATTGCGCTTGGTGTGATACTGCGGAAAGCCGGCCTGCCTTGTTATTGTCTCCGGTGGATATGCCGACCGTCCTTGAAGTGGCAGAACAGATCGTGGCGCTGGGAAACCGCCTGATCGTCATTACGGGCGGGGAGCCGACTGAACAAATGGAAGCCCTGCGGATCCTGGCCAACGTGCTTATTGTCGATCACCACTGCGCGGTCCAGATCGAAACCAATGGCAGCAATCCCATTCCTTCCAATCCCTACGGACACCGGCTGCTGACATGGGTCATGGATTACAAGACCCCCAGCTCCGGGATGCAGGACCGCATGCAGGACCTGCTCGTACAGGGGGAGGTCGGGCAGCTGGCAGCGCAGGGGGTCACCATAATCAAGTTCGTCATTGCCGACGAAAACGACCTGCTGTTTTTCTTGGACTGGGCCAAGCAGATGAAAAGCGGACTGCCACTTCCTCTTGGCCTGGCCTTGAGCCCAACCCCGGAAATGGTTGACGAGATCCCGGAAATGGTCGACATTATCCGCCGTGAATTCCCGGCAATGAAGGACTTTTGCTTTTTTTCGGTACAGCTGCACAAATTACTTGGAATGGCCTAACGCAAGTTCAAACACCTGTGTATAGACAGACATAACAACGAACAACAACCGGCCCCATAAGGGCCACCAAAAGGAGAATTGCCATGACGAAGAATGATCTGGTTAACGCCGCCACGGAACTGAACGAAGTCCTGGGTCTCGACCCGAAAATCAAGGTCAATGGAAGCAAGTCCGATTTGGAAAGCGGCATCAAGGCTGCGGCCGAGCTCGTGGACCCCGCCCAGGATGAACTGGAAGACACCACGTGGGCTGTCTTGAAGGAGCTGGCTGGTCTGGAAAAGCCGCAGGGCACCGAAGAGTCCGGTGAAGGCGAAGGGACTCCGGAACCTGAAACCCCCAAGGTTGAAAAGAAGACCAAGGCGGCGAAGGCTGAAAAGACCCCCAAGGCTGAAAAGACCCCCAAGGCTGAAAAGACCCCCAAGGCTGAAAAGACCCCCAAGGCTGAAAAGACCCCCAAGGCTGAAAAGAAGACAAAGGAGCCCAAGGCCCCGCGCGAGACCAAGTGGAGCATCATTCAGGAAATGACCGCAACCAAGGCCGGCGCAACCATGGACGAGCTTGCCGACGAAATCGCCCGCCGTGGCGTCGATACGGACAAGGAAAAGGCCAAGCGCACCATCAAGATCATGCTCGGCCGTCTGGGTTTCGACACCCGCAAGGCCACCATGGAAGCCAATCCGAAGTTCCAGGTTAACAATAAGAAGGCGGCCAAGTAGTATGGACGTCGTACTGGGACTCTCAGGAGGGATGGACTCGGCCACCCTCCTGGGCTATTACCTGGAAAGAGGCGCGAAGGTTTACTGTTGCATGTTTTCCTACGGGTCCAAGCACAATCCCTATGAAAACGCGGCAGCCTTACAAGTCATTGCCTATTACCGCAGCCACGGGTTCGTCGTAGCCCATTCCGTTTTTGATCTTGCCCCGGCGATGCTGGGCTTCCGCTCCGCTCTCATGGAGAATGGCCCGGCCATCCCGGAGGGGCATTACGCGGCGGAGTCCATGCGGCAGACAGTTGTCCCAGGACGCAACCTGATCATGGCAAGTGTCATGGCAGGGTTTGCAGAATCCATCGGGGCCGGCGTTATTGCCTTGGGGGTCCATTCCGGGGACCATCACATTTACCCGGATTGTCGCCCGGAATTCATCGGGGCCTTGAAGACAACGGTTGAGCACTCGAGTGCTGGGGCAGTGACCGTGCAGGCCCCGTTTAGCCATGACGACAAAGAAAGCATCCTCCGCCGTGGGTTTTCATACGCCGTGCCGGTTCCCTATGAGCTGACGCGGACCTGCTACAAAGCCCAGGAGCTTTCCTGTGGTAAGTGTGGCAGCTGCACGGAGCGATTGGAGGCTTTCGAAGCCTTGGGCCGGATGGACCCAATTCCATACGAACGCTAGTCAACAGCTGCCCTTTCATCCCATTCCCAAAGGGCCTTCAAAAACGGAGGCCCTTTTTTAACAAGGAGGCATCATGCCAGACCAAATCCCTTCCAATGATTCTTGTGACGACTTCGAATTGCCCTTCCAAACTATTGACCCCATCGAAAACAACCTGCGCGAACAGCTGCAGTATATGGGGGAAGACCCGGATCGCGAGGGCCTGAAGGACACCCCACAGCGCATTGTTCGCAGCTGGAATGAACTGTACCGTGGCTACCGCCAGGACCCCAGGCAGTTGCTCCGGCACTTCGATGCGGAGACTTACGACCAGATCGTATTGCTGCGTGGGTCCGAGTTCTACAGCATGTGCGAACATCATATGCTTCCCTTCACCGGCATCGCCCATGTGGCCTACATTCCTAATGGCCGGGTCCTGGGCATCTCCAAACTGGCGCGCCTCCTTGACATTTACGCCCGCCGGCTCCAGATCCAGGAACGCATCGGGGAACAGGTTACCGCCTTCCTCATGGAAGGGGTTGGTGCCAAAGGGGCGGCTTGCGTTATCGAGGCTTCCCATTTGTGCATGCGGATGCGTGGGTGCAACAAACAGAATTCGGTTATGGTCACCTCAAGCATGAAAGGCGTCTTCCTGGAGAATGCCACCGCCCGGGCGGAGCTCATGGGGTTGCTGAAATAGACAAGGGGGATTCATGCAAGTCTACCTTGCCGGAAATACAAGCACAGGTGGGCTGGGTGCCCACCTTGTGACAGAGCTCTTCCTCAAAGAACAGGGCGGACCCCGCCTCTTTTCATACCACGCCGTCTCCAATGACGTATTTTATTCACGCTCTATTTTCGAGGTTTACATGGGAAATCGCGTCGACCTTTTCTTGGATTCGGGGGCCTATTCCGCATGGACCCAAGGCGTCCCGATTGACATTCAAAAGTATATTGAATTCATCAAGCAGCACCAAGACATGCTTGGCATGTACGCTAATCTTGACGTTATCGGGGAGGGTGGCAAAGCGCCTTCCAGAGACACCGCCGAAAAGACCCTGCAGAATCAGCGCATCATGGAAGCCGCCGGTCTGGACCCCATGCCTTGCTTTCACTTTGGTGAGCCAATGCAGTACCTTCAGTACTATGTGGACAATTACGAATACTTGGCGCTGGGTGGCTTGGCTGCATTAACCACCGACAAGATCCGTCCTTTTCTGGACAACTGTTTCAGCAATTATATTTGTGACGCAGACGGGATGCCGAAGATAAAGGTCCACGGCTTTGCGGTCACCAGTCACAAGCTGATGATGTGTTATCCTTGGTACAGCGTCGACTCCACTTCCTGGATCATGACGTCTCGCATGGGGTCCATCTTTGTGCCAAGGTCCAGGGGCGGCAAATGGATCTACGACGAAAACAGCTGGAAGATTGCCATTTCAAATCGTAGCCCGGGCACCAAAGAAGCCGGGAAACATTTCTACACGATGAATGGCATGGAAAAGGAAATCATCCTTCATTACATTACGGAAAAGGGGTACAGTCTCGGCAAGTCCCGTTTTGAGAAAGTCGCCCAGGACCATGAACTGGCGGACAATGAAAAATGGGCAGAAAAGCGTCCCAAGGAAAAGACCAAAAAACGACTTATGGAAGTCATCGAAGAAGTGGGTTTGTGCAATACGTACCAGCTACGGGATGAGCTCAACGCCATTTACTTCATGGATCTACAAGCCGCCCTGCCGGCCTGGCCTTGGGCGTTCAAACCTGAATCCGGCGGGGGATTCTTGATATGAATATTTACCTCGCCACCTGGATGTCGGAATGGAATACCCTGCGCAAGGTAGGGGTCCCACATGTACTTGTCAGTTTTCACCATCTCACGGGGTTGAAAGATGTCTGCGTATCAAACTGTGTCAAAACAGGGATCGGTCCGGTCCCCAAGAAATCCAGCCAAGGATGCGGAGACCGGACACCAACGAAGGATTGAGGTCCAACAAGCCCTCAATAAAATTCTGGAACCGGCTGGCATGTTGCTGACCCATAGAGCCTTCGAAAGGTGGCCTCATAACATGCCAGTCAAACAACTTAATTCTCTACAGTCGCGTTTTGGGGATCTGGCCTTCGATACAGGTCCCAGCGCCGGCCTCACCGGAATGCTGACAAACTATGCTAGGGATCTGACGGCATGGTGCGAATGTCGCATCCTAACCAACGAAGCCGGCGACTTCACCAGTCGTCAAATCTACATGAAAATGCCGTCCATGAAAGGGGCAATGAACACCGCCCTGGCCGTCAACATTCTCAAGGTCCTGGACCCCATCTTCCTATTGAGCCAATACAAGGATGGGAAGGTCTACAGCATTGCCCCGATCTCATTCCACCAGGATATGCTTGGTTTCCTGCGCGTATGGAAGATGTCCCAGTCCAAAGGCAACCGCAACCGCCTTGATAACGTGGGGCTTACCGTAGCGCAGCTCAAGGCAATTACGGGCTTTGTGCTGGACCAGCCTTCAGACCAAATGGCACTCATCGATTGGTTCGACCGGGATTTCCAGAAACGCAAAACCGTCAATCTTTCCTAGCCATAAACCCAGGATCGCCAAAAGGAGAATCCGTTCATGAAGATACAAAAAGCCGTTTTGCAACACGCCCTGGAGAAAGTCTCTCCTGGCCTGGCCAACAAAGAGATCATCGAACAGTCAACCCATTTCGCATTCATTAAAGATCGGGTCGTGACCTTCAATGGTGAAATCTCCGTCTCCTGCATTGTCCCAGGACTGGACCTTGAAGGGGCGGTCAGCGCAAAGCCCTTGCACCAGATCCTGGCCAAGATCAAAAAGGATGAGGTCGACATAACCATTACCGACGAAGAGCTGCTTGTGTCTGGTGGCCGAGCCAAGGCGGGCCTGCCAATTCTTGCCGAGGTCCGCCTGCCCATCAAGGAAGAGATCGGGGCAATGGGCAAATGGAAGCCAATGCCGCTTGGCCTTCAGGAAGCCATGCAGGCGTGTCGATTCTCTGCTTCCAAGGATATGTCGTTCGCCACCCTGACCTGCGTGCATGTGGTCAAGGAAGGCAGTCTCGTTGAATCCTGTGACCGATCCAGGTTGACCCGATGCACTTTCGAGGGGGTCCTGCCAATCGGGGATTTCCTGATCCCTGCTGAATCCGTGGAAGCCCTGAAAGCCTATTCCACGGCGTCCATTTCTGTTGGGGATGGCTGGGTTCATTTCATGTCGGAAGACAAGGCGGTCGTCTTCTCCTGCCGCATCTACAATGAGCAGTACCCGGATCTGGGCAAGGCAATGGAAATGCCGGAACAGATAGACATCGAGTTCCCGCCGGCACTCATGGAGATCCTGGAAAGGGCCTCTGTATTCACAGCCAAGTCTGAAAAGAATACGCAGCCTTTTGTTGAAATCGCTTTGAGCCAGAAGCGCATTAAGATCCGGGCCAAAGGGGATGCCGGCTGGTTCGAGGAAGAGGTCAACGCCCGTTACGTCGGGGAGCCTTTGACCTTTACAGTCAATCCTGACTTCCTGAAAGAGATGCTGCCCAAAGCCACGCAATGTGCAATCGGCAGCCAGAAACTACGCTTTGCTGGCGACAACTGGGAGCACATCATCTCCATGGCAACGAAAGGGGAGTAGGCATGGCGTTATTTACTGGTAACGAGGGCAAATCGGCATTGCGGCCAAACGGCAAACTGCTGACCTGTTCCAGTTGCGGACTCCACCGATCAGCCAAAAGCCCCAGAATGAAAGCATTCGGGGGTTTTGAAAAGGGCATCCTCAATATCGGGGGTGCCCCCTCTTCGCTGGACGACGACCGCGGCAGACCATTCCAGGGTCCGGCAGGGCGGCTATTGAAAGAAGTGTACGCCAAGTTCGGCATTGATCCCATAAAAGACTGTCTCAACATAAACGCTGTGAATTGCTATCCAGGGGACACTCCAGTCACCGCCCATCATGGTATGTGCTGCTACAACATGGTGCGCAAAGTAATCGATGAAAACAAGCCAAAGGTCGTTATGCTGTTCGGGCAGCCTGCGGTCGTGGCATTGCTGGGAACCCAATGGGACCAGATGGGCAACATCGGGCAATGGCGGGGTTTCCAGATCCCGGATCGTTTGCACGAGACCTGGATGTGTCCTGTGTTTCATCCTGACCATATCAAAGACACAGAGAAATTCCCGGAAGTCAGAACGGTATGGGAAGGTGACTTTGCCTCTGCCCTGCAATGCTTGGACCGTCCGCGGCCTACCAAGGCGGATGACACGCAGCAAGTGCAGATCCTGGAAGATGCCAAGGTCGGGGCGGTACTCGAAAGGTTGCTAATAAACCCGCCCAAGATGCTGGCCTTCGATTATGAAACGACCGGACTGAAGCCCCATGCGAAGGGGCACCAAATAGTATCTTGTGCAATTTGCCCAGACGCCATGAAAGCGTTTTCGTTTTTCATGCCGAAAGACAAAGAAGCGAAAAAGATGCTTATCCGTATTCTGCAGCACCCAGAAATAGGCAAGATCGCCGCCAATATGAAATTCGAGCAGGCATGGTCCCTTGTCCGCCTGAACGGCACGGTCCCGACGCCTTGGATCTGGGACACAATGCAGGCGGCGCATGTATTGGATAATCGGCCTCTGATCACGTCTCTGAAATTCCAGTCTTTCGTAAAGATGGGGGTCCCGGATTATTCAAAGGAGGTCGGACCCTATTTGCGGGGCAGGGATGAAAAGAACGCGAACTCAATGAATCGCATTCTGGAATTGGTTGACAGCTGCCCAGACAAACTACTGATGTACGGTGGGCTTGACGCCTTGTACGAGTATCGCCTTGCCCTCATCCAGATGAAGGAGCTGGGCTTCCCCATTCCGCAACTGGCAGGGCATTGGACGAATCACGAAACCCATTGGGCAAACCCCTACGGCATATCATAGAAAGGCAGACATGGCAGTAAAACCGACCACCCTGGACGCCTACCAACTTATCCACGACGGGGTCCTTTGTCTGGGCCGGGCCGAACAGGTCGGCATCCGGGTTGACGTCCAGTATTGCGAACAGAAAAAGGAGTTCTTGACCAAGAAAATAGAACGGTCGGAGCGCCTGCTCAAGGAAACGGAATTCATGCGGGATTGGCGGCGCAAGTATGGGGCGTCTTTCAACATGCATTCCAATCAGCAGCTGGAAGACATTCTGTACAACGTCATGGGCTTGAAGGCAGCCAAGGAGACGACAAGCGGGGCCGGGTCCACCGACGAAGACACCCTCGGGCAGCTAGGCATCCCCGAACTGGACTCCCTAATTCAGGTCCGCAAATTGAAAAAGATCCGGGACACCTATATTGACGCTTTCTTGCGGGAGCAGGTGAATGGCATTTTGCACCCTTTTTTCAATTTGCATACGACCAAGACGTACAGGAGTTCCTCGAACTCCCCCAACTTCCAGAACATACCAAAGCGAGACAAAGAGGCGATGAAAATATGCCGGCGGGCGCTGAAGCCCAGACCCGGCAACCAATTACTTGAGGTCGACTTTTCCGGCCTTGAGGTGTCTATTGCGGCCTGCTACCACAAAGACAAAACAATGATGAAATATCTGACGAGCGACCATTCCGACATGCACAGCGACCTTGCGGAACAGCTTTTCATCATTCCCGACTTTGACAAGGTAAAGTACCCAGAGCATAAGCACCTGCGGAATGCATCGAAAAACGGCTTTATCTTCCCCCAGTTCTATGGCGACTACTATGGTAACAACGCCGTAAGCCTGGCAGTACAATGGGCCAAACTGGGCCAAGGCGCATGGGGGCCAGGACAGGGGGTTGCGATGCCGGGAGGGCTTACGATTGGCGACCATTTCCTTTCAAAGGGCATTCGGCACTTCGACCAATTCGTACAGCATGTCAAAGCAATTGAGGAGGATTTCTGGGGCAAGCGTTTCTGGGAATACCAGAAGTGGAAGGAGCGCTGGTTGGCGCAATACCAGAAGGCCGGTTATTTTGATCTCAAGACCGGGTTCCGCTGTACCGGGGTCATGCGTAAAAACGAGGTCATAAATTACGCCGTGCAGGGGGCTGCTTTCCATTGCCTGCTGTGGTCGTTCATTCAGGTCGACCGCATTATCACAGAACGCAAGATGCAGAGCCGGCTCATCGGTCAGATCCATGACGCCTTGATCGTGGATGTGGTCCCCGAGGAGCTGGACGAGCTCGGCTTTATTATCCGCAAGGTCACATGCGTGGACCTGGCAAAACATTGGAAATGGATTATTGTGCCCCTGGACGTAGAAGCGGACATTTGTGAAGTGGATGCGCCCTGGAGTGAGAAGCATGGACACAAATTACCGGAGGTAGTATGAGCCTGTATGTAAAGCATCGGCCGGCGGATTTTGACGGGGTCCTGGGTAACGAAGGGGTGGTGCAAGCCATAAGCACCCTTGTGACAAAAGAGGACGCCCCACACTCTTATTTGCTGACCGGTCCGACCGGATGCGGCAAAACAACGATCGGGCGCATTATGGTCAACCTGCTCGGCTGTTCTGGTATGGATTTCATGGAGGTTGACTCCGCAGACTTCCGTGGCATTGACACCATCCGCGACATTCGGAGGCAGGCCCAGTTCGCCCCTATGGAAAGCCGCTGCCGGGTTTGGCTGCTGGACGAATGCCATAAAATGAGTGGTGACGCCCAGAGCGCCTTGCTGAAAATACTCGAAGATACGCCTGCGCATGTATACTTTATTCTGTGTACGACGGACCCCCAGAAACTCCTGCCAACGATCAAGGGCAGATGTTCCCAGTTCCAGGTCAACACATTGCAGGAAAAACAGATCATCTCTTTGCTGCGCCGGGTTGTCAAAGCAGAAGGGGAGAATCTGCAGAAGGCGGTTTACGAACAGATTGCCATGGATAGCCAAGGGCACCCCCGCAACGCACTGACCATCCTTGAACAGGTTTTGTCGGTCCCGGAAGAGCAGCGCTTGGAAATGGCACAGCAGACCGCGGCGGTCCAGTCCCAGGCCATTGAATTGTGCCGTGCCCTTTTTGAGAACGGACCATCCTGGAAAAAGGTCTCCTCGATCCTTGCCGGCTTGACAGACCAAGACCCGGAAGGGGTCCGGCGCATGGTCCTGGCTTATTGCAATTCCGTATTGTTGAAATCTGACAACCCCAAAGCCGGCTTGGTCATGGAAATGTTTATCGAGCCGTTCTATAATACGGGGTTCCCTGGATTGACCTACGCCTGTTATTCCGTGGTAAACGCCTGACCCAAGTCAGGCAAAGGTTGTATAACTATACAGAACACAACGTAAAATAAGGGAGGAAATATGGCATACGAACAGGACATGAGGATCGACGAAAACGGTCTTGATGTGGAATGGCTTCGGCAGCCCAGACTGATGATGAAATATTCGGAAATCGCTGCCCAGGCCCGCACCCAGCTTGACCGTGCCAAGGAAGGTCTGGACATGTGCAAGGCGGAGCTCGCCAGAGACATTCGCAGCTCCCCGGATACTTATGGCCTGGCCAAGATCACGGACTCCGCTGTTGAATCGACCATCCTGAACCAGCCCGAGTACAAGGAGGCCATGGAAATCTTTATCCAGGCCAAGTACGAAGTCGAAATGGCAATGGCCGCGGTCAAGTCAATTGAACAGAAGAAGGGGGCTTTGGAAAACCTTGTGCGCCTTTTTGGCCTGCAGTACTTTGCAGGTCCTGCGGTCCCCAGAGACCTCGCCGTTGAATGGGAGAAGGCCCAGGACAACCAAGTGATAAAGGCGAATGCGGGAGTCGCCCGATCAATGCAGCGGAGAGTTAAATGAGCTGGCATTTGTACTGGCTTTTGCTTTTCCTGGTATTGCTGATAATTTTTACACTGCCTTGGTATGTACAAACCCTGGCCAGAGCCTGGACTTTGGGTCGCTTGGAAGGGGTCGGCATGTTTACCAAGGGCCAAATTGAACACAACAGAAAGGAGAGACGAAATGGCGAAGAAAAGTAGATTTGCTGGCAAGGTCGCAACCAATAGTCACAAGCAGGCGTCGTCCGGAGCGACCTACGGACACTTGCAGCTGCCCAAAGGGGTCAACATGTTTAAGGAGGAGCCCGGAGGGCGCTGCTCCATTGACATTCTGCCGTATATGGTAACGGACGCTGCCCACCTGGATCGGGATGACGTCAATCAGGTCGCGCAGGTCGGGGATCTTTGGTACAAGCGCCCTTACCGTCACCACCGCAATGTCGGACCCAATAACGACTCCGCGGTTTGTCCGACCTCCATCGGCAAGAAATGCCCCATCTGTGAGTACCGCGCCCGCCGTATTAAGGAAGGTGCCCCGGATGACGAGATCAAGGCACTGCGGGCGTCCAGCAGAAACCTGTATGTGGTCGTTCCCATCGGTGACAAGAAGATGGAAGAGGTCCCGCATATCTGGGACATCAGTCAGTTCCTTTTCCAGGATATGCTGAACGAGGAAATCGAGGAGAACCCGGAATACGAAGTCTTCCCCGATCTGGAAGAAGGTTATACTTTGGCCTGCCGCTTCTCCGAAGAGACCTTTATGAAAACCGCGTTCGCCAAGGTAAGCCGGATCGACTTCCGGGAACGCGATTACGAGTACCCGGAAAGCATGCTGAAGGAAATCCCCATGCTGGACGAGGTCTTGATTGTCCATCCGTATGCCACCCTGGAAGCCTTGTTCTTTGGCACCGATCCTGATTGCGCCTGCCCTGCCACCCCTGCCCAGCAGGAAGATGACGCCCCGGCTGCCGGTAAAGCCAGACGCAAAAAGACCGTCGCCCCGGCTGCCCAGGAGGAGGACGATGATTCCGGTCCGGCATTCCCTTCCGAAGCAGAGCCCCCGGCTGCCCCTGCTCGCCGGGTACGGACCCCCAAGGCTGCCCAGGAGGAAGACGAGACCCCGCCTGCTGCCCCGGCGCGTAGAGCCAGGGCCGCAGCCCCCGCCCCCGCTGCTGCCGCCCCTGCCAAACGCCAGGCCCCTGCGGCAAAGGCCAAACAGGATGGCGAGGAGACCTGTCCTCATGGTGGAATATTCGGAGTCGACTGCGAAACCATGGACGCCTGTGACACCTGCACATTGTGGAGCGACTGCATAGATGCCAAAGAGAACAGCTAAACAGGGCAAAAACCCGTTTACTGCCTCCTGGCCCAAGAAAGGGGGTCAGCGTTTTATCGGGGCACATGTCCCTTTGGAAGACGCTGACTTCCTTATCATGACCGCCATCTACAAGACGACATCTGTATCGGGCCTCCTCCGGGAGGCTCTTTCCAATTACTCCGCCACGATGCTTTTCGACACAGAGCATCTGGAAAATGTACTGGCCGGTCGGGCACAGCAGGAATGGCATAAACGGATGGAGCGCAACAGGGGAGCCCGGAACTGGGATACATCACCACGTATCTTGGCACGGTACCGGGAATTTCAACAGGAAATGAAACTCCGGCTCATGCACCGGGGTTTGTCAGAAATGAAGGCCACGGCGGTTATCCAACAAATGGAAGTCCTGTATGGCCTCTCAGGAGCGTGCACCGATGATTAGAAAAAACAGCGCCCTGTCCACCGAAATGAAAGCGGCTGCAAAAAATCGCAAAGTGGACAAGCCGGAGTACGACGGAAACGAGATATTTGTGTCCAGCGGATCGACCCTGCTTGACCTTGCCATATCAGGGGGCAGGCGTCGAGGGGGTGGCATCCCGGGTGGCATCCTGGTCGAAATCTTTGGTCCCTCCGGAGCCGGCAAGACCGTCCTACTGTGTGAAATAGCAGGGGCCGTTCGTCGGGCAGGTGGGGATATTATGTTCAAGGACCCGGAAGCCCGCCTCAACAAACAGTTTGCGGGAATGTTTGGTCTGGACCTTGCCGAGTGCGCTTATGACACCCCCAACACGGTTACCGAGGTCTTTGAGTCGGTGCGGGATTGGAAGCCCAATACCAAGGCCCCGATCAACGGAGTTTTCACAGACTCCCTGGCCGCCCTTTCCACCAATTTGGAAATGGACAACGACGACGGGGATAAGATGGGGATGCGCCGGGCCAAGGAATTCAGCGAGGAGTGCAGGAAGACCTGTCGTATCATCCAGGAACGGGGCCTGCTTATGGTCTGCTCCAACCAGATCCGACAGAACCCTAATGCTGGTCCGTATGCGCCCAAATTCAGGACGTCAGGCGGGGAAGCCATTCCTTTCTATTCCAGCCTGCGCCTCAAGGTCTCAAGCGCCGTAAAAATAAAGGACAAGAAGAAGGTCGCTGGGAAAGACGTGACCCGGGTCATTGGCGTTGACACTGAAATTGAAGTCCACAAGTCCACCGTCTGGAAGCCCTACCACACAGCGTCGATCTGTATCAATTTTGACTACGGCATCGATGACATTCGGACCAATCTGCAATTCATCAAAACGCATACCAAGGCCACCAACTACATGATCGGTGGGGAAAGCCTTGGTAGCTCCATACACGACGCCATCGCCGAGGTCGAGGAAGACAATCTGGAAGCCCAGCTGAAGGAGGAGACCATCGACCTGTGGGAAGAAATCGAAGAGAAGTTCCGACATGACCGGAAGCCCAAGGTCCGCTAATGGAAAAGATACTCATCATCGACTGCAATAACTTCTGTCACAGGGCCTGGCATACCACCGGACAGCTGTCTCATAGGGGGACCCCTACGGGGGTCATTTACGGGTTCTTTGAGCAGCTGTTCACCGTGGTTAAGGCCACGCGTCCAGACGAATGTGTTTTCGTATGGGACAGTCTACAATCCAGACGCAAAGCCCGCCACCCATTTTACAAGCTGCGCCCTCCCGGCGATGACATGACCATCGCCTTTCAACAATTTGATCTGCTGCGGGCGGAGTTGCTGCCTGCCTTGGGATTTCGCAATGTCCTGCGGGCGACTGGCTTTGAAGCGGATGACATAATTGCGCGGCTGTGTGTAGACCTATTGAACGGGCAGTCCGGCGGCAACCTTGTTATCGCCAGTGCTGACGAAGACTTGTTCCAATTATTAGGGCCACGCGTTAGTATTTTCAAATACAAAAATAAAAGTATAATCACCCAGCGCCAGTTCGAGCAGACCTATGGGGTTTTCCCTAGCAGCTGGGCCGAAGTCAAAGCCATTGCCGGCTGTACGAGTGATAAGGTCCCCGGCATCGTTGGCGTTGGACAGGCCACCGCAATCAAATATCTGCGCGGGGAACTGCCACAGACGTCAAAGAAATACAAAGCAATCGAAGAGGGCCAGGACATCATCGAAAGGAACCGATGGCTTGTGACCCTGCCCCTACCAGGAACCCCTTCTTTTGACATTTGGCCGAGCTCATTTGACCCGAACCAATACCGAATGATGTGCCGCCGCTTCGGCTTTTCCGATGGCAGGGGCATGGTTGACGACATGGAGGTTTTCTTTACATGAAGCGGACCATAAAACGAGACACCCCCGTAGCAAGGAAGGCGGAAGAAAAGCCAGCCAAGAAAAAACGCATCAGTGTGTCGGCTGCGAAAAGCAAAGGCCGGCAGCTGCAGCAATGGGTCGCCATGCAGATTTCAAACCTGCTTGGCATGCCTTGGGGACCGGATGAATGTATTGCGTCCAGGGAGGGCTGTCAAAATGGGACCGACATTCGCTTGGTCGGACCCGCCTTGAAAGAGTTCCCGTTTTCTGTGGAATGCAAATCGCAGGAGGCTTGGTCCTTGCATTCCTGGATTGACCAGGCCAAGCAAAACTGTATTCCTGGGACAAGGTGGCTTTTGGTTTGCAAGCGGGGCATGAAAAAAGGCCAGCCCTTGCGGCGGGTCATTGTCATGGACGCCGAGGAGTTTTTTGACATGCTGCGTGAATTGAAAAAATAGTAAACCACAAACGAGCAAGCCCGGGCCTTTGGATACCACCAGACGCCCGGGTTTTTATTTGTTCCTGACTCAAAGACCGGGTTGCGTGTATAGTAGGCCAGAAAGGAGGCCACATGATTACGAAAATAAGTATCAAGAATTTCCAAAAACATGAGCACCTCGAGTTTGAAGTGCACCCCAACATAACCGCGATTGTCGGCCAAACAGGCTCCGGCAAGACGGCGGTCATGCGGGCGATCAACTGGGTCGTTTTCAACAAGCCCTCCGGTGACGCCTTTCGCAAATGGGGCAGCTCTTCCACAGAGGTCACACTGCACACCGAGGAAGGCTCCGTCACCCGCTTCCGGGACAATAGCAAAAACGGCTATGTCTTGCGCGTAGGGGGCGAGGAGCAGGTCTTTACAGGCATGGGCCTGGGCGTCGTCCCGGAAGCCGTACAACGCTTCCTGGGGCTCGATCCGCTTAACTTCCAACATCAGATGGATCTGCCCTTCCTAGTTTGCGAAAGTGGTGGCGAAATTGCCAGACAATTAAATGCCATTGTGGATCTGGGAGCCATCGATGTGGTTCTGCAGCAGCTGGGCAGGGTCCGCTCCCAAGCATCTTCCAGATTGACCACGGCCAAGGCAAACCTGCAATCCATTATGACCTCACTGGCGGACATGGGATGGATTGAAAAAGCAGAGGCAGAATTGGTACAGCTCCAGGCCATAGAGAGCCGCTTGTATGAAAACCATGAAAAACAAAAGACGTTGGTAAACCTGCTGAACCGTCTGGACGCCCTCGCTGACCGGACAGAAGCAACCCAGACCCGCATGCATAACGCGCAGCGAAAAATGGATGCCTACGAGGGATTACTGTCACTAGAATCCCGGGCACGCGAGGCCAAGCAAAAAGCATTCACCCTTGCAAGCCATTTGGCGAAGCTCACGGCCATCGATACACGGATTGCCAAAGCCGCTGCGGCCAAGGACCACATCATCGAGACCTTTAACAGGATCAAACCGGACGCCTGCCCTATTTGCGGCGGGACCATTGGAGACCTGGAATGAATATCCTTTTGACAGGCGACTGGCATTTACGGGAAAACATACCGACCTGCCGCACAGACAACTTCCTTGACACCCAATGGCAAAAGCTCGAGCAAGTCTGGCAAATTGCAAAAGACCATTCCTGCGTTGCGATTGTGCTGGCAGGTGACGTCAGCGATCGGCCCCGCCCCTCCCTTGGGTTTGTGTACCAGATGATGGTTGCCCTTGGGAAAGCCCCCTGCCCCATCTACTCCATTGCCGGCAACCATGATCTCCCAGGGCATTCAATGGCGGAGCTGCCCCGCAGTGCGTATGGTCTTCTTGTGCACATGGGCCTGCTGAAACATATCGGGACCCCCATCGCCCTCGGAGCTGGGACTGATCGGGAGTCCATTTTGCTTTGTGGCGCTAGCTGGGGAACCCCATGCCCTACAACCCACCCAACAGCCTACCCAGGATGGCGTAAACTCGCCGTAATCCATGAAATGGTATTGGCCCGGCCCGGTGGCTATATTGAGGGGGCCGCGGCGGCACAGAAGGCGACAGACCTGTCGGAGTTCGACTTTGTCTTGGCCGGACACAATCACACCCCGTTCTATTTTCCAAAGCGCAAGGGCAGGGCGGCGATTCTCAGTCCCGGTCCCATATCCAGACAGAACGCCGCCGAGATTGACAGACACCCATCCGTATACATTTTGAATTCGGAGACTCTAGAATTGACGACCGTCAAGCTGGAAATCGATCCAGGTGCCTGTTCCCGGGAGCACCTAGACGCAGTCTTGACCAAGGACGCCCGCATCAGTCGATTTGTCTCTTCCCTGGAAGACTCTAACACAATGGGCCTGGACTTTGTAAAAAATATGATGGACGCAATTCAACAAGAAACCGTCAGCGATGCCACCCGGCGTCTCTGCGCGACAATCCTGCAAGGAGAAACATATGAATTTGGAACAGCAGCTGCTGACGTTGAAAAAGGATCTGGCAAGGGCAACGACGGAACACGACCAAGCAGTGGGCGAGCGGTCCGGAGTACTGCAAATGCTGAAGGAGCTGGGGTACAAGAACCCAGACGCCGCCGATAAGGAATTGACCAAACTCCAGGCAGAGGCCACCCAGCTGCAGAAGGAATACCAAGACAAACTCCAGGAAGTGCAGGAGGAATACAGTGAATAGTTCTGCCGACCTCAAAGCCATTATTGACAAGGCGAAAGGCCGGCGCGAGGCCAAGGTCAAAGAGCGGGCAGCAACCCGGGCGGAAGTCCGTATGATGACGGCGGAGGTCCATGCGGCCGAGCAGGCATTGGTCCTGGCCCAGCTGGTGGCCAAGCAGACCCAGGCCCAGCTGGAGTACAGGGTCTCCGAATTGTCCACCTTGGCACTCCAGGCAATCCTGGAAGAGGACGTGCAGCTGGGGCTTCAGTTCGTCGAAAAGCGCAATAAGACGGAGGCCGAAATGTTTGTCTCAATCGACGGCAACCAGATCCAGCCCAAAGACTCCAGCGCCGGCGGGGTCATGGACATCATCGGGACGACCTTGCGCTTTTCCTTGTGGTCGCTAATGCCCAAGAAAAGCAGCCCGGTCTTTTTCTTGGATGAGCCAATGAAATGGCTCAAGGGCAAGGACATGCCGGAAAAAGGAACGCAGGTCCTGTCCGAGGTCTCCCATCGGCTTGGCGTCCAGATCATTATGGTCAGTCATGCTGTGGAGCTTATTGCCGGGGCAGACTCCATTGTTGACATTGGCAAACGCTAGGAGGGGGAAATGCAGGAATGGCACTTGTGGGTTTTTCTCGGTGTCTTGGTTGGTGGCATCCTCGGTGGGGATCTTGCCCTGTATGTAGTATGGCGGAAATGGCGTTCCAAAACACGGACCGCACGGACCGGGGAGGAATGATGCCAAAAACTATTAAAATAAAGGTCCGATGGGTTGATGGTTTTTTCCGAGAGTTCACCGCAGTGGCCTATCAGATGGGCAAGGATAACTATTGGATCAGGTTGGATGATGACCGCGAAAAATGGATTCCGCGCGAAAATGTCCGATCTGTGACCGTCGGGGAGGAGAAATGAGCACAGCACAAAAATGCGAAAGATGCCGCGAATACAACGCCGCAGCGGTGGACTTCCGGAATCAAGCGGCGAACGCGCAGTCTGACCTTGCCGACCTCCTAGCCCGCCACAACGCGCTGGTGGAGGCGGTGGCGTGGTGGAATGAGTGTATTGATTTTGTTAATATATTTTACATTGAAAACGACAAAATGCACCCGTGGATATTGACTACCTGCCTTGCCGCACGCGCCGAGGTGGACCGGCTACTGAGAGGCGAGTGATGAGCGAAATATTGCCCTGCCCAGTGTGTGGGGAAATGCCGCGTATAAGATACGGAGGGCATCTTGGAAAAGAGCCTGTTGCGTATAGTCATTGCGGAGCCACGTTTGATATGGGCAAACGCTGGAATCAATATGCAAGCGCAATGAATCTGGCAAAGCTGACATACCAAATGAAAACCTGTCGGGCGTATTGTCCAGAAAGGGCGCATCTTCAGGCCCAGGACCGTATACTTGAAACATTCGACTTAATGGAGGCTCTATGATTGTTATCGCACTTGGATGTAAAAAGGGGGTCGGGAAAACGACCGTGGCCAAAATTCTACGGGACATATCCGGCTTTCAGATCCTTTCTTTTGGGGAGGCCGTTCGGGAACATGCTGTCAAGCGATTCAATTTTGACATTGAATTGACGCGAACCGAAGAGGGCAAGAGACAGACCATCTTGCACCCGGAGCTGCCAAATGGCATGGCGGAAGTCCGTCAGATACTGCAGATCGTTGGTGGGGGAATGCGGGAACAAAGTCCGACGTACTGGGACAAGATCATCATTGACAAGTTGTTTGAAATCAAAAACGCAGACCGGGATGCCCGGGTCGTAATAGATGACCTGCGGCACCCCACAGAAAAAGACGGCCTTGAAATGGTTTTCCACGCCCGCTGTTACCGCCTGCACCCATTCCCCGGCTGGCAAGGTGGACAAAGCCATGCCAAGCACTATTCGGAAATCGCCCTGGACGACTGCACAGAATGGTATGGTGAATTCCACCCAGGACAAGGACAGGCGGAACTGGAAAAGGTCGCCAATCAAATCAGGAAAGACCTTGTATTCTATAAACCAACAACATTCGCCTAGGGGGCCTCGTGGCAGACATACAACAACACGCCGAAGCCGTCCGGCATTTTAAACAAGTGGCGGAGATGCATATTGCGCAGGCCTTGCGTGATTTTGCAGACGCCGTGCAGCCGAGGACAATGCAGCTTGACGTCCAAATTATGACCAAAGAAGATTTCCATACGGACTCAGTTGAGCACCTAATAACCCGGGTCAAAATAATCGCCACAATATAAGGGGGGCACATGCGTATCGTAAAACCCAGCTTTGAAATCATGTTTGCTATGGACTCCAATGAGGTCCTGTCTCTATTGGAAGACGCCGCAAGGACCTGTTACAAATCGGAGGGGGCGAAGACAGAGACCAGCGCCCAGAAACTGCTGGCCCGCATTATTGACAAAGGACACACCAGCGTCCTTGAGCATTGCGTGATAACGGTCCGTATTATCTGCGACAGAGGGGTCTCCCATGAACTGGTTCGCCACCGGACCGGGGTTGCCTTCAGTCAGGAAAGCACCCGCTACGCCGATTACTCGGATGGTCGCTTTGACGGCCAATGTACGTTCATCGAACCCTTCTTCTGGACAAAGGAAGAAGACACAATGAAAATGCTTATGTGGCGCAATGCAATGAATGTCGCAGAACAGACCTACCTGACAATGATCAAATCCGGGGCCAGTCCCCAGGAGGCCCGCACGGTCCTGCCCAATAGTTTGAAGACCGAGATTGTGGTCACAGCAAACATCCGGGAGTGGCGACATATCTTCAGCCTGCGTTGTGCCAAGGCCGCCCATCCCCAGATGCGGGAAGTGATGCTGCCAATCTTGCAGGAATTCAATTCGCGTTATGCCTTACTATTCCAAGATTTGGCTTCCCGCTTTGGTCTTATAGAACCCCAAGAAACCCCAATGTAAAGCGGCTTTACCAAGCCATGTCCGGCGCAGTAAAAGCAATGGCATGGCTTGGCATAAGCCAAAAAGGAGGGTCGTACAATGCCTTGGGGACTTTTCAAGGTTTACGAAAAAACAACGCGCGTTTTGCTGGAAATCCATGTGACCCCGTGCACGGATGACCTGTACATCAAGCCCCCTCATTCGAATAGCCCACATTGCCCTTGCTGCCCGCAACTTGATCCTAACGCAAACAACATGATCCCTGTATATATCCATAACCACATAAACTAGGAGAAGGTTATGGACGCAAAGACAAAACTCAGTTGCTGGATCTTCGTTTTAATTATCCTTGTCATGGCATTCTCGATGAGCCGTATTCTGGCGAACGGGTGACGCATGGGGATCCTTTTCAAGTTCCCAGTTGTCCGCCCTGCGGCAGCGCAATGACATGGAATTGTCCAGGGGGGCCAGAAGCTCCCACGGCTATCCAAAGGAAACGATTCGGGACCTGCTACAGACCATAGACGAGCTGCGTGGACAAAAGAAAAAGTGGCAGCGGGTCGCTACCCATCGTGGGGAGTTGCTGGAAAAGATTTCTAACATGGCCGGGCTTGGCATACTGTCCGGCGAACCAGGAGAGGACAATGAGTCCGGAAGAAGAACACAAAGACATGACTCGGGAAGAAGCAGAAGCGCTGATGAAGAAGGAGCCGGGGAAATGGTGCATCCGTCCTTTGCCGATTGAACGCGCTTTTCCAAAAGTAGGCCGTAATAAAAAATGCCCCTGCGGCAGCGACCGTAAATTTAAACATTGTTGTGGGAAGAGCTGATGGAAGACCATTTTGAAATCTACACAGTGGTCAGGATAGACCGGGATGCAAAGGCCACCATTCTATATTGTGGCCAATGCAAAGAAACTGCCGATGAAGTCGCTTATATGGACAGGGCCGATGAAGCTGCCCCAGATAAAGACGACGCGTTCAAATGGGAAACGATCATCAGCAAATTCCCACGCTGGGGCAATGTGAGACACCCTATAAACCAAGCCTGTTGCCATCCTGGGTGCCTTCATCATGTGACGCATCCATGCGAAGGGTGCGGCCGAGTTATGGGGCAGCCAACACGCCCTCGCGTAAATGAATTGCAAGAAGCCCTGCGCAGTATTATTGACGTCAGAAAAACAGGCATCGCAATGAATATGCCAGAAACATGGTGTGTTGCTGCCAGCCAAATGGAGGCGATTGCCCGTCGGGCTTTGTCAATCAAATCTAGCGGCAGGCGAGCAACAAACTGTGTTGAGGAGTAAAAATGCCTGACAAATATTGCATTGAAAACGACCGGGCGGCACAAATGGAGCTGGCGGAAATAGAAGCCCTGCGCCCTGTTAACGAATTGCGAAAGGTCCGTGCGAATCTGGCCAAGTGCGTTGCGGAAAAAACAGTACTGCAAGAAAAATTACGAATTATACAAAGCCATCCAGAAGCACCAAATGTATGGTTGCTTGGTCGAGTATGGAATGAGGGGGACAGTCCCCAGTTTGAATTGCAGGATTGGAAGATATTTGTAAACGAGTTGAAGCTCGAACTGTCACCAAACAAACGGCCGATCACGGATTGGTATGAAGAGGGGGTCCAAGAAAATATATCGACGTGGCCGGAAGACTTTTTGCCACCATGCTTGGAAATCTGCACAGAAGCAATCTGGGTGGAGCTTATTGGCCACTACTCCGCCGACGCCTGGCAGGATTATTTTGGTGAATGGGATGAAGATTTCAGTTTTACGATTATGCAATGGACCGTGGCGCTGGACGACGAAGGCCCACATGAGCAAACGGAAATATCGGAAGACATTTTGGAGGTCGTATGCGGATAGATTTTGACAGAGACCACTACCTGCCTTTTGAAGAAATGTTCGAAACCAAACAATTGGAGGACGCCGAAAAGGAACTGCAGGAATTCAAGAGCAGTCCAGACGCCCTCGCCTTTGAATTAGCTTACACACGTTACGCCCTGGCCAAGGCAGAAAGGACCCTGGACCGTTTCCGGCACAAATGCCTGTTGGCAGAAGACGAGAATGCCGAAATGCATTCCAAGCTGGGCCGGCTCTCTGTCTGGTCCGTAGACATGATTGACATGCTGACTAAGGCACTTGGGGCCGATCCTGTTGGCACTTGGACTGCTGGCATGAATGACTCCTTACACTCAGAATTACGGCAGGCTGCCCGCCAGTATGGGGGCATGAATAAAGACCAGAAAACCCTGGCCTTTGAAGAATTCGTGGACGCCATAGAATGGGTTGGGCAATGTGAGGACTTTTGGAAGGACCATGCCCCGGTCGAGGACAATGCCTTTTGGCGCTGCTGGGAAACCACAATGGATGAGGCTTTGCAACACCACGACCAAGCCTATGAAAAGGCCATGGCGTTTTACAAATAGAAAGCCGGCGGTGGTAAAGCCGCCGGCATCCTGATTACACGCTCACATACCTGATCCGTGGCGCACTCCCCGACGCGCCACCAATGATTTGAGCGGACGACAGGTTGCCGCCGGGTATCGCCACGCTGACCATTTGCCCCACGGCGTAGGGCTGCGAAGTGCTGACTAGCACGGTCAGGTCCGGCCTGATGCGCACGGAGACCGAGCCGACGCCGACAGCGGTTACGGGGCCTGTGGCGATCTCGGGGACGGGGCGGCGGGGGAGAATGTCGGAGGGATTAAGCGGCATGGGTTACCTCATATCGCGGGCGGGGCTGATTTGTAGGGGTG